GAGAGACGGCCTGCGGGAAAAGAGAGAGCGGGTACGCCGGACGGCGCTCTCCGCCTGCTGGCTGGCAGGGGCGTTTTTGTCCGGCATGGCGCTGGTGCTGCTGGCCTTGGAGCTGGCCGGTGCGGCGCTGGCCTTCGGCGGAGCGGCGGCGATCAGCGCTGTACTGGGGAGTGTGCTGTATGAGCTGTGAGGATATTATCAGGGCGCTGCGGTGCATATCCGCACCGGGCGGCCCGACGGGAGACTGCAAAGGATGCTTGTATTACCGAGCAGAGCACTTGAGTGTAGAACTCAAGGAAAAGCTCGGGACGGACGAATGGTGCAGCTGCGACATAGATAAGATTGGCATGGACGCAGCCGACAGGATCGAGCGGCTGGAGGCAGAAAACAAGGCGCTTCGAGCGAAGCTGCCGGAAAACGAAATTTAAGGAGGGGCCAATAATGGAAAACAAAAAGGAACAGTATTACATCATTCGGTGCGATCGGGCGGGCGTATTCTTCGCAAAGATCGCGGAGCGCAGAGGTGCCGAGGCAGATCTGGTTGATTGCAGAAGGCTGTGGTATTGGGATGGAGCGGCGAGCTTGTCCCAGCTCGCAACGGAGGGAGTGAAAGCACCTGGAAACTGTAAGTTTACGGTAACGGTACCGGCAATGACGGTACTCGGGATTATTGAGATCATCCCTTGCACCGACGAGGCGGTGCGGAGCATCAATGGAGTAAGAGTATGGAAACGATAAAAATCAAAGAGTTTCTGGCCGCGCGATCCGGCTACGGCACCGGCGACGGCTACGGCTCCGGCACCGGCTACGGCTCCGGCGACGGCTACGGCACCGGCTACGGCGACGGCTACGGCTACGGCACCGGCTACGGCTACGGCTCCGGCACCGGCTACGGCACCGGCTACGGCACCGGCGACGGCTACGGCTCCGGCGTCGGCTACGGCTCCGGCTCCGGCTCCGGCTCCGGCTCCGGCTCCGGCATTAAAAAGTACGACGGCGAAGATGTACATATGATCGATGGTGTGCAGACGATCATAACGGCGGTACACGGGAACATTGCGAAGGGCACCATCCTGCAAAAGGATTTAACATTAACGCCGTGCTTTATGGCAAAAGTAGATGGATTCTTTGCGCATGGGGAAACGCCCCGTGCCGCCGTGGAGGCTGCGCGCGATAAGGCGTTTGAGGGCCTGCCGCAGGAGAAGCGGATCACCGCATTTCTGAATGCGATCAAGCCGAATACAGCGTATCCGGTGATGACGCTGTACGACTGGCATCATCGGCTGACTGGGAGTTGCGAGGCCGGGCGAAAGGCATTTGCGAAGGATCACGGAATCGACCTGAGCGCAGATATGACGCGCGAGGCATTCTTTGAGCTGACCAAGGATGCCTATGGCGGGAGTGTGATCCGCGAGGCAATGCGGATCGCGGAGCGCGAGAAAGATGGCGAGTAACGGGAAAATTCCGGTGGAGCTGACGCCGGAGCAGATGGAGGACCTGATCGATGCGGCCACGCGGGCCGCTGAACAGGATCAGGAGGACGCGGAGATACTGAGCAGTCAGCCGCATATCGATCGTGAGACCGTCGGGATGCTGCTGGAGACGCGCAAGCGCCTGCTGACGCTGGCGGCGTGGATGCAGCATTTGTGGGAGGAGGCCGTGGACGAATGATGCGGTACACACCAAAGACAAAGCCGGTCCCGCCTCCATGCGGGAGGGACTGCCCGGGACGTGCGCCGGGATGCAGCGCGATGTGCTGCTCATGGATGCTGTATCAGTCCATCCGGGAGCACATCTATCAAAAGCAGCTCGCAGAGAAGCACGCGCAGGAACTGAATTTCGTGGCGCAGCGGGAGATCGCGCACGCCGGGAGGAAAGTAAGGAAGGGGCATTTGTATGCGGCAAAATAGCATAGATTACTCGGGAGAGCGGGCACCGCGCAGGCCGTGCGTGATCGCGCAGGCCGGGTATACCGGGAAAAATTATTACGCCGTCGTGTACCGCAATCAGAGCATTACGGTACGCGCGGGAGACGAGCTGGCCGCGATCTTTACGGCGGCCAAGCACTGGGGCTACAAATGGAGCGCGCCGGAGTACCACCAGAACGCCAGGGCGTTGAAGCTCCACTATAAGCCGGAGTTCCTGATCGGATAAAAAATGCCCTCGCCCGGTTGCGGCCGGACGAGGGCGGAGAAGCCTGCGCTTCTCTGTGAAAATCAAGTACAGGGAGAGTATACCATGAAAAATCCATATTTGCAAGAGGCAACGGAGACCATTCGCGCTGACGACGGGGAGGGATGAGGCACGATGCTGACGCATCTGAGCCTGTTTACCGGGATCGGCGGGCTTGATCTGGCTGCCGAGTGGGCAGGATTTACGACCGTCGGGCAGTGTGAGTTTGCCGATTACCAGACGAAGGTGCTGGAAAAGCACTGGCCGGACGTGCCGCGCTGGCGTGATGTCCGGACGCTGACAAAGGAGAGTTTTTATGAGCGGACAGGCCTACGAACAGTTGACGTTATTTCCGGCGGATTCCCATGCCAGCCCTTCTCCGTGGCTGGAAAGCAAAAGGGCAAAGGGGATGATCGATACCTCTGGCCGGAGATGCTCCGAGTTATCACCGAGCTGCGCCCGCGTTGCGTTGTCGGTGAGAACGTTCCTGGAATCATCAAGATTGCCGCCGGGCAGGTGGTCAAGGATCTGGAGCGTGCTGGCTATCACGTCGTCGTGTTTAATTTTGAGGCTGCGGCTGTCGGAGCTTGGCACAGGAGATCGAGAGTGTTTTTCGTTGCGACCGACGCCGAACACGATGGATGCGCTTCCGCCGAAATCGCCGGAAGCGCTGAAGAAGGAAATGACGGTATCGCGCCCAGGACGGAAGCAGCCGTGCAACCTGCGGGACTGGGTAGCTGTACAGGAGGGGGAGAGCCTGTGGCAGACGCCAACGGCCCGGGACTGCAAGGGCACAAACAGCCTGAAACACCTGACGCAGCCGAAGACGCCGGGGAACAACCATCACGTGCGCCAGCTGGCGAATGCAGTGAAGCTGTTTACGACGCCATGTGCAGCGGATGCGCAGGGATCGCACGGAGGAAACAATCGCAGGAGCTTGCGGACGGACGTTGCTGGGCAGCTGAACCCGACGTGGGTAGAGTGGCTCATGGGATTCCCGCCAGGGTGGACAGACTTAAATGCCTCGGAAACGCCGTAGTGCCGCAGCAAGCATACCCGATTTTTAAAGCATTGATGGAGGAGCTGAACCGATGGACTTAGAACAAACCGCGATTGAGCGGCTGCGGATGGCCTCGGATATGAGCTTGCGCTTGTACAAGCAGCCGCTTGTTATCACTTATTCCGGAGGCAAGGATTCAGACGTTCTTTTGCATCTGGCCGGGAAAGCGGGTATCCCGTATGAGGTGCTACACAGTCTCACAACGGCGGACGCGCCGGAGACCGTCTGGCACGTGCGGGATACCTTCCGGAGGTTGGAACTGGCAGGCGTAAAATGCACCATCGATACGCACAAGCGCCAAGACGGAACGAATGTAACCATGTGGAATCTGATTCCGAGAAAACTCATGCCTCCAACCAGACTGGTACGTTACTGCTGCGCAGAACTCAAAGAAGGCGGTGGGAAAGGAAGATGGATTGCAACAGGCGTTCGCTGGGCAGAATCCGAAAGGCGGAAAGCGTCGCGTGGCATTATGGAGACTATCCACAAAGACAAAGACAAGCGGATCATCCTCATGGATGATAACGACGAGCGAAGAATGCTCATGGAAAACTGCCAGCTGAAAGGCACGCGGACGATCAATCCAATCATAGTATGTCCGGCGAGTGGTGCGCGATGATGTCTGTTTTGAACAGCATCGGAAGCTACGACAGACTGCGCGAGCTTGCCGAGGCCGACAAGGACGGGCGCGTGATTGTGCTGCCGTGCAAGGTGGGGGATATGCTTTACGAAGTAACAGGTAGAAAAACAATCAGCGTGTATAAAGTTAAGGCTATTCGCGTGGAATTGTTCGAGATTTTTGTTGAGTGGAATATTGTAAATGGTATTGTTTGGCAATCTCTGAACGGCATAGGAAGCGGTGAAATCGGCAAAACCGTATTTTTGAGCCACGAAGAAGCCAAAAAGGCGCTGGCGGAAATGGAGGGCAAGAAGGATGACTGAAACATACTGTACCGCATTTATGGAGGACTTGCCGCCTGAAAAGCAGGCTGAGGGTCTGGGCGTTCAGGCCGCCGTAATCCTCGGCGAATGCTTCCGGTGCAAAGACTATGCACGATGCTCTACGGATGAGACGTTTGTGTTTCCGGCGAATGCTGCCTGCATGGTGCGCAGGGATATGGTTTTGAAGGAATGGGAATTGGAGGGCAAGAAGAATGGCTAAGTTTATCACGAAATCACAGATGGAAGAGCTGGAGGATGCTTGCACATTTGGAATCGCGGGGGCAAATAAGTTGCTCGAGAAATACGCAGGAATCCAAGCCCGCGCATACACAGCGTACAACTACTACGACGAAAATGACGATTTCCTCGCGAACAGCGATGAAGTGGACATTTACGGGTTGCTTGAAATGGCAGGCGTGGAGGTGCGGCATGGCGGGTGATTATATCAGCCGCGAAGCGGCGTTGGAAATTACAACGCGGACGTGCGGGGATTACGCTGCGGCGTTTGCAGAAATCAGGAAGCTGCCCGCCGCCGACGTTGCGGAGGTGGCGTATGGGCAGTGGGAAGGTGAGGGCGACGGATACGCAGACGGCGAGATTGTGCTTGATGTGTGGCATTGCTCTCAATGCGGATACTGCATCGACGACGGCACGGATAACCCGGATTGCCTGCCGAAATGCTGCCCAGGCTGCGGGGCGAAGATGGATGGTGCAGCCGAATGAGCGGGCTGAGATTTGAGTCGATGGCGGACATGCCGCCGAAGATGCGGGAGCTTTACGCGAAGCAGGCGGCCGGCGCTGCGGGTGCGCAGCAAACAGCACAAAGCGCTGCGAAAACGCAGCAGAAATACAAAAATAGGAAGGCAGAGCGCGGCGCGGTGCGCTTCGGCAGCCAGAAAGAGGCGCGGCGGTATGACGAGCTGATGGTGATGCTCCGAACGGGGATCATTACAGATCTGCGCTTGCAGCCGCAGTTTACGCTGCAGGAGAGCTACATCGCAGAGAACGGTCAGCGCATCCGCGCGATCCGCTACACGGCGGACTTCTCCTATCGCTTCGGCGGAAAGCTGGTGGTAGAGGATGTAAAGTCCAAGCCCACGCGCACCAAGGAGTACCTGCGCAACAAAAAAATGATGCGATCCAAATACGGGATCGACATACAGGAGGTGTAGGGATGGCAGAGGATGAAAAGCGATGCACGCTGCCGAAGTCAGCGCGATGCTGCCAGATGGAGTACGCGGGCGACGAGGCCTGCACGCACTGCGGATGGCAGCCGGAGGAGCGGGCACGCAGAAAGGCACTGCCGCTCACGGAGGATGAAAACGGCGTGCGGAGAAAGCACGTCGGGAAGGAGCAAACAGATGGCTGAAATCATGCAATATTTTGCAGTAGAGTTGGATTCGTTTGTAAATGAGTACAACGGCAAGCATTGGGATGTGGATTTCGTTGGAACGGAGTATCCACCGAGGATCGTGATGGAGCAGGCGACACCGCCTCTCTATAAGATCGAGGAGGATGGAAAACGGACGATCGAGCCGAATCCGACGGTACAGATCATCGGCAGGCCGGACTTGCAGGTCATAACGACCGGCAAACTCCAGATCAGCAAAAAAGATCTTACCAAGATGGTAAACGGCGCGGCAAATCTATTGGAGCTGTTCCTGCACGGCTTTATGCAGGAGCGCAAGGAGATCGAGGCGGCAAACAGCCGGGAGAACTGATTTTTTGGTGGACTTATGCCTGCGCACTGTGCCATGAGGTGAGCAGGAGGGAGCCCCGGCTTAAGGCTCCGGGCGCGGCAGCTGCAAAGGCCGCGCCCGGGTAAAAAATGAGGAGTGGATAGTATGCCGACGATGATAACAATGCAGTGCGCACACTGCGGGAAGGTATTCCAGCGCGAGCTGCACAGGATGAATCATGCAAAAAAGTTTTATTGCAGCCAGACGTGCGCGGCAAAACAGGTGGCGCAGGATCGCGAGGGCGTTCCGTTCGAAAAGAAAAATTTTCCGACGCAGACGCGCATCCGGATCATGACAAGAATACCGGTATTTCAGAAGCTTCAGCCAAAGGTGGGCGCGGTGTATGATGCGCTGAAATTTGAGGCAAGGTACGGCGGACACGGAGGATATGTGATCGAGTCCGGCGGGAAGAAGATCAATGTGCGGCTGGATGAGGCAGTGGAGGTGACGTGATGGTAAGAGAAGAAAAGCAATGGGGAGAACGCGCGCCAGAGCTGCTGCAGGCGGACAGAGAGGGGCGCGTTCTCGTCCTTCCATGCAAGATAGGCGATACGGTGTACCGCATCCAATATGTACAGAAACAGAATGGACGGTACAGGATGGGCGTGGCGGAGTTCAAATTTACTCTGCTGTGCCTGTATGAGATGGGCAAAAGGATATTTCTCACGCGCGAAGAGGCCGAGAAAGCACTTGAAAAAATGAAAGAGTAGCGCTGCACGTTGAACGCATGGCCGGAGGCTCCGGCCACGCTTTGAACGGGCAGATGGCCCTGTAGGGGCGGACGGCTCTGTCCGCCCGGAAGGAGTGGCGGAAATGGCAAAAAGGCACAAGCGGCGGTTATTCGCCGGGGCGGTATGTACGCAGATCGTCTACAACGTGAGCGAACAGGCGGATATCAAGAGCAGCAAGCCGCGCAAGCCGCGCTTCGCCACGCAGGCTGAGCGCGATGAATTCAACTCCAAAATTTCAGCGGGCAAATTCGAGGCGCTTATCAACGCCAACTTCGGCCCGACGAGCCTCTACTCCACGCTGACGCTCAGCGCGGAGTTTGAGGCGCATACCGTGGAAGAGATCAAGCGCATCCGCGACAATTACTGGCGCAGGCTTACATACCGATACCCGGAGGCAAAGATCGTGATGGTATACGGGCGCGGAAAATCTACGAACCGCTTCCACATCCACATGATCTCCGACGGCATTCCAGAGGACGCCATTGCGAAGCTGTGGGGCCTCGGAAGCGTGGTAGAAAGCAAGCACCTTCGCAAGCACAACTATTATGTAAACCAGAACGGTGAAAAGGTAGATCATGGGCAGGATTACACGGCGCTGGCGAACTACCTGCACGGTCACTGGCAGAAGGAGTTCGGGGGCCACAGGTACAAGGCAAGCCGCACCTGCACCAAGCCGGAGCCGGAGCCTGCGACCGAGGCCGTGCGGGAGTACAGCCCGGAGCATCCGCCGGTCGCCCCGCGCGGCTATGTGCTCGTCGAGGCCAGAGCCACACAGTACGGATACCAATACTATAAATATGTATTCGATCCCAAAAGGATGAAAAATTGAAGCGGACGGGAGCCGCTTAAATCTTGCCTTGTAAATGTGTAGGGTTTTGCGACGATGCCGAGGGGAGGCGAAAAAAGTACTTGCAATGCGAACAAAAGTGTGGTAAGGTGCTAGTGAGGGAAGGAGACCGCGTCGTCTGCCCGATATGCGGCAGACGGACGTCGGTCCGATTACTGGAGTCCACACGGCTCCGGGACTTCCCGCTGTACTGCAAAAATTGCAGGAACACCACGATCGTGAATACTGAGCCTGAGCCTATGAGCCTGAGCCGATGATCTGTCCGCTGCTGCGGAGGTCGTCGGCTGCTTGTGCATCCGAAGAGCAATATGGACGAGCGAAAGCCGGATCTCCGCGAAAGCGGGGGTCCGGCTTTTTTGCATATTTCGGAGGCTGTGCCGGGCGAAGGCCCGAGGCGGTACGAGCCATGTTCTTTCCTTCCTACTGGGCGCGGAGTTGGGGACCTCCGCGCCTGGCAGAGCTTCCGAAAAACGAAAGGGGGCGAAGAGCCTGAACGAAAAGGTATACAAGAGCGCGAGGGAGCTTCGCTCCGCAATCGATCGGTATTTCGCATCGATCTGCTACCGGGAGCCGGTGACAAGGACGGAGCCGGTGCTGGAGGATCGAGAATTTATCAAAAACGGAGAACGGATCGTGATGCAATGCCCCGCGCTCGACAAATACGGACACACGCAGACGGCGGTCGTGCCGGTGATGCGCGGGAAAAAGCCGCTCATGCGCGAGGTATGGACACGGCCTCCGTGCATGCCGGAGCTGCTGGGCGCGCTGGGACTGGACGAAAAGCAATGGAGCGCGATGCGCACATCGGAGGAGTTCGCAAAGACCTGCGCGCGCGCAGGGGCGCGAATCGAGATCTACAACATCCAGAGGCTCGACAGCTCCGCAGCGAACGGCGCAAAGTTCCATCTGGAACGAAAGTTCGGATGGGATGAAAAGACAAGCGGCACGACGGAGACGGAGATCGAGCTTCCGGAGGAGATCGCACAATGGCGAAGATAACGCTCGACTTTTCGCGCATCTCCGACAAGCAGAGGCGCTTCATGGAAGCGCTGACGCGCTATGTGGCCTACGGAGGGGCCAGAGGCGGCGGAAAAAGCTGGTCCGTCCGCGCAAAATCAAAGCTGCTGGCGCTCAGCTGGCCGGGGATCAAGATCCTCATTGTGCGCCGGACGTATCCGGAGCTGCTCAACAACCACATCAACCAGCTCAGGCAGGAGCTGAACGGCGTCGCGCGGTATGCACAGGACAAAAAGCTCCTGACATTCCGCAACGGATCCACGATCAAGTTCGGCTACTGCGCGAACGACAGCGACATTCTGCAATATCAGGGCGCGGAATATGACGTGGTATTTATCGACGAGGCAGCGCAGCTCAAAAAGGAGTGGCTGGACGCCATCGACACAACGGTGCGCGGTACAAACGGATTCCCGAAGCGCACCTACTACACGCTCAATCCGGGCGGTCAGAGTCACGGATATTTCAAGCGGCTGTTCATTGATCGCATTTTTGAGGAAGGCGAAAAGCCGGAGAACTACACGTTCATCCAGGCGCTTGTGACCGACAATAAAGCGCTTATGGAGACACAGCCGGAGTACGTCCAGACGCTGCAAAAGCTGCCGGAAAAGCTCCGGCAGGCATGGCTGGAGGGCCGGTGGGACATTTACGAGGGCCAGTTCTTCGAGGACTTTATCAACAACCCGGAGGGCTACCGGACACGTCAGAACACCCATGTGATCGAGCCGTTCACGCCAGATCCGGGGTGGACGATCTGCCGGAGCTACGACTTCGGATACGGAAAGCCGTTCTCCTGCGCGTGGTGGGCCGTTGATTACGACGGCGTGATCTACCGCATTCTGGAGCTTTACGGATGCACGCGCGAGCCGAACACCGGCGTCAAGTGGTCGCCGGATGTGCAGTTTCAAGAGATCGCGAAGATGGAGCGAGAGCATCCATGGCTGGCCGGAAAGCAGATCACCGGCGTGGCAGACCCTTCGATCTGGGACGCCTCACGCGGCGAAAGCGTGGCGCAGACAGCGGCCAGATACCGCGTTTACTTCACGCCCGGCGACAACAAACGCATTCCGGGCTGGATGCAATGCCACTACCGGCTGCAATTCGACGAGAACGGATATCCGCGCATGTACGTTTTCAACACCTGCAAGGCGTTCCTCCGGACGATCCCACTGCTCATGTACGATGAGCACAAGCCGGAGGACCTGGACACGAGCCTTGAGGATCACGTCGCGGACGAATGGCGGTATTTCTGCATGAGCCGTCCGGTGAAGCCGATGCTGGTCGTGCCGGAAAAGCCGCAGTGGATCGACCCGCTGAACATGATGGAGGAAAGATAATGCGTTACCCAGAACTGAACGCGCCTGCGCAGGAACAGCTGGTGACGGAGGCCTTCGCGGGCTACAACCACAACCTGCGCATTGCCGATGGCGAATTCTACGAGATGCAGAATCTCACATCGGACTACTATCCCCTGCTGTCTCAGCGCGCGGCCCGCGCAATGGTCGGAGATTTCTCCGGCATACAAGGGCTGCTGGCGAAGGACGCGCTGGCATGGATCGAGGACGGCATACTGTGGTACAACGCGCTGTCCATGGCTCCGTACATGGGCGGGGTACTGCTCTCCGAGGGACAAAAACAGATGGTGTCCATGGGCGCGTACATCTGCGTTTTCCCGGACGGATGGTATTTCAACACCGAGGACTACACGGACAACGGCTACATGGGCCATGAAAACCTCGTGGACTGCACGCAGACGGCACTTTCCATCAAGGTCTGCACCGTGGACGGGGCCGTTATAACGATCACATACCGGCAGCAGGCCATGCCGGAGGACGCCGCAAATGACGCCTACTGGCTGGACACGGGCAAGCATGAACTCAAGCAGTGGAGCTCCGTGCAGAGCCAGTGGGTGAGCATCCCGACGGTATACGTCAAGCTGGAGGCAAACGGCATCGGAGCGGGCTTCAAAAAGTACGACGGCGTGCAGATCAGCGGACTCGACGGGACGGATCAGGTCGAAAATCTCAACGGCTCCCACGTTTTGCAGGACGTCGGCGACAACTACCTTGTGATCGTCGGGATCGTGGACGCGGACGCGAGCCAGAGCACAGGTGAGGTCAAGGCCACCCGGCGTGTGCCGAAGATGGACTACATCACCGAGAGCGGAAACCGGCTCTGGGGCTGCCGGTACGGCGTGTCCGAAGGGAAAACCGTCAACGAGCTGTACTGCTGCAAGCTGGGTGATTTCAAGAACTGGGAGTGCTATCAGGGCATTTCGACGGATTCATGGCGCGCAAGCTGCGGTACGGACGGACGCTTCACAGGAGCCGCGACGCTGGCAGACAGCCCGATCTTCTTCAAGGAGGATTGCTTTCACCGCATTTATCCGAGCGCGCAGGGCGCGCATCAGGTCAAGGAGATCAAGGCGCGAGGCGTCCAGCGCGGAAGCGAACAGAGCCTGACCGTCATTGCCGATAAGCTCTATTACAAGGCACGGGACGGCGTGTGCGTCTATGACGGCTCCCTCCCCTATCTGATCTCGGACGCATTCGGGACGGAGCTTTACCGCAAGGCGGCTGCCGGAGGCGTGCGCGGAAAGTATTTTATCTCGATGCAGGACAGCAGCGATGCCTGGCAGCTTTTCGTGTACGACACGCGCAAGGGTCTGTGGCACAGGGAGGACGGAATGCACGCGGTGCAGTTTGCCACGCTCGACGATGAGCTTTATATGCTCCGAGCGGACGGGATGCTCGTCACGGCCTACGGCTCCGGCGGCGGAAACAAGGAGTCGGAGATTCCATGGGCGGCCACGACCGGGATCATGACATGCGGCCTCGTCGGAAAGAAATACATCTCACGGCTGAATCTGCGGATGCAGCTGCCCGTCGGAAGCGCGTGCGACTTCTGGATCGAGTACGATTCCTGCGGGGAGTTCCGGCACGCCGGACACATGGACGGACACGGACTGCGGACGTTCCTGCTGCCGATCCGCCCGCAGCGGTGTGACCATCTGCGGTTCCGGATCACAGGAAAAGGGCCGTTTAAGCTCTACAGCATCGGGCGCGTATTAGAAGCCGGAAGCGACGCCTGACGCGAGAAGGAGGAAACATGGACGGAAACACGAATATGACGACGATACAGGACGTGCTGGGCGACATTGGAGCGGGTGAGGCGATGCAGCCAATCGGCGTGGCGCAGATCCGGACGGCCATGGACACGCTGACCAAGTACAAGGCCGGAAAGTCAGCGCTCGAAAAGCGGCTCATTGCCTGCGAGCAGTGGTGGAAGCTCCAGCACTGGCAGGAAATGAGTCCGAGCGGGAATCCATACGATCCACAGTGGCGATCTGCTTGGCTCTTCAACGTCATTATGGGCAAGCACGCGGACGCCGTGGCGGCGTTCCCGGAGCCTGCTATCCGGCCAAGAGAGCCGGACGACCGCTCCGAGGCGGCGATGTTGACCAGCATCGTGCCGGTGATCCTCGAACAGAACGATTTCGAGGAGACCTACTCCGATTCGTGCTGGACGAAGATGAAGCAAGGAACGCTGGCATGGGGCGTGTTTTGGGACAGCTCCAAGCTCAACGGCCTCGGGGATGTATCCATCCGGGAGATCGATCTGCTCAACCTCTTTTGGGAGCCGGGCGTGACCGACATCCAGAAAAGCAAGAACCTGTTCTACGCGGAGCTGGTGGACAACGACGTGCTCAAGCAGCGGTATCCGCAGGTCGGCGACACGCTGCGCAGCGACAACACCTTTGTCAGCAAGTACAAGACGGACGATCAGGTGGATACGACGAACAAGTCGCTCGTGGTGGACTGGTACTACAAGAAGATCGAGAACGGAAAAAGCGTGCTCCACTTCTGCAAATTCGTGGGAGAGACGGTCCTTTCCGCGACCGAGAATGACCCCAACATGCAGAGCGGGCTTTACGAGGACGGAGATTATCCGTTCGTGATCGACGCGCTTTTCCCGGTGAAGGGCTCCATTGCCGGATATGGCTACATCGACATCGGAAAGAGCGCACAGGAGCAGATCGACCTGCTCAATCAGGCGATCCTCAAAAACTCGGTGATGGCGTCCACGCCGCGCTGGTTTGTCCGCTCGGACGGATCCATCAGCGAAAAGGAATACGCCGACTGGCGCAAGCCGTTTGTACACACGGACGGCAACCTCGGGCAGGACAGCGTGCTGCCGATCACGGTCAGTCCCCTATCGGCCAACTGCATAAACGTCATTCAGAACAAGATCGAGGAGCTGAAGTGGACGACCGGCAACACGGACGTAAACAACGGCTCGGTGTCCTCCGGCGTGACGGCGGCCAGCGCCATTGCCGCATTGCAGGAGGCGTCCGGGAGAAGCTCCAAGGACGCGACGCGCTCGGCATACCGGGCATACGCACGGCTCATCCGCATGGTGATCGAGCGCATCCGGCAGTTTTACGATCTGCCGAGAAAGTTCCGCATCCGGGGCCAGCTCGGGACGGAGGAATACGTCACCTACTCCAACCAGAACCTCAAGCAGCAGGAGATGCTGGGCCTTGGCGGAGATGTGTCCTGGCGAAAGCCGGTATTCGATATCGAGGTATCCGCGCAGAAGTCCTCCGAATATACGAGGCTCAGCCAGAACGAGCTGGCGCTGCAATTCTATCAGCTCGGATTCTTCGACCCGACAAGGGCGGATCAGGCGCTGGCGACGCTTGACATGATGGATTTCGACGGCAAGGACGAGATCAGCCAGAAGATCGCGCAGAACGGGACGCTCCAGCAGGAGCTGGCAAGCTGGCAGCAGATGGCGCTGGCACTGGCGGAGCGCTTCGACCCGGCCATGGCGGACGGGCTGGCACAGCAGATCCTTGGCGCGGATGCACAGACACAGGCTCCGGCCGCCGGAAGCGCAAAGGCAGAAATGCCAGGCGAAGGAGCGGGCACGGAGGCAAAGACCGTGAAGGATGCGCGTGAGCAGTCGCAGAAGAGCACGCAGCCGGACTGAGCGGCAGAAAACGTATCGACCGCGCACAGCGCGACGAGATAAATTCAAGGGCTCGCCCACCGACGGGCTGAAAGGAACCATATGTTTTACAAATCGTTTATCCCATTTTTCGCCGCCGATGCAGGCGGCATGGGCGGTATGACGGCCAACGCCCAGCCGAACACGAGCAGCCCGGTTGCGACCCAGAACGGTCCGGCCGGAGACCCGACAGGTCCGCAGGGCAGCCCGGGCTTCCCGCCGACCAGTCAGAACGCACCCGGCGCTCAGGTGCAGCAGGAAGAAACTTTCGAGAGTCTCATCAAGGGCAAGTACAAAACGGAGTACGATCAGCGCGTGAAGAAAGCCGTCATGGAACGGCTCAAGGGCACGAAAGCGACGATCAGCAAGTTCTCCCCGATCCTCGATGTGCTGGGCCAGCAGTACGGCATCGACGTCTCCGATCCGGACAAGATCGACTATGACGCGCTGACCAGAAGGCTGACCGACGACAAGCGTCTTTATGAGGCCGAGGCCATGGAGAAGGGCATCCCGCTGGAAACGCTGATGCACACGAAGCAGCTGGAGCGGCAGAACGCCGCACTCCAGCGCGAGAATGCAGCGGCACAGGGAGAGATGCAGCGGCGGGCGGAATTTGACCGCATCGTCGGGCAGTTCGCGGAGGTGCAGGCGATGTACCCGCAGGCGGATCTGTCGCAGGAGCTGGCAAACCCGGACTTCGGGCGGCTGGTCTCCAACGGCGTCCCGGCGCTGACGGCCTATGAGGTCGTACACAAGGCGGAGCTGGCGGCAGCGCGGACGCGCGCCGTCGCGCAGGCAACACAGCAGCAGATCGTAGCCGGTATCCAGGCAAACGGGATGCGCCCTCCGGAGGGCGCGGCCAACGCAGGGAACGGAATGCCCGTACAGTTTGACCCTCGAAAGCTCACGAAACAACAGCGCGACGAAATTCGCGCACGAGTCAATCGGGGCGAGAAGATCACCTTCTGAGCATCTTTAGCCCCGGGAAGGGAGCTATATTTTGTTTAATCTTTCGAAACTCATGCATATTTGCTGCGCGCCGGACGTCGGCGGCGGCGGCGGTGCGCTGGTCAACACCACGCAGAACTATGTAAACGCTTACGACGGCTCGACCACGGCGTTCGCAGCGCCCAACGACCTGTCGTCGCTGATGAAGACCTACTACGACACGGAGCTGCTGGAAAACGCGCGTCCGAACCTCATTCACGCGCAGTTCGCCAGAAAGCAGCCGCTGCCGAAGGGCCGGGGCAAGAAGGTCGAATGGAGAAAGTTCAACACCCTCGCGGACGCTTCGGCACTGACCGAGGGCGTCATTCCCACCGGCCAGAAGTTCGGACAGTCGAGCATGACGGCAAGCATCCTCCAGTACGGCACCTATCTGACGGTATCCGATCAGCTGGAGCTGCATGCCATCGACAATGTGATCCTCGGTGCGACCGAGGAGCTGGGCGCTTCGGCAGGCACCACGCAGGACAAGCTTGTGCGAGACACCCTCGCGGCTGGTACGACCGTCCACTACTGCGACAAGGTGAGCGCAGCAGGCGCGCACACTGCCGTCGAGACCAGAGCAGGCATGGACGCCACGTCCAAGCTTACCCCGACCGAGGTCAACAAGGCCGTGACCACGCTGAAAAAGCTCAAGGCCCCGACGATCAACGGAAAGTACGTCGCGATCATCCACCCGTCGGTCTCCTACGACCTGCGCGAGAACAAGGAGTGGATCGAGGCGCACAAGTACGCAGCGGTAACGCCGCTGTTCACCGGAGAGATCGGCGAGCTGCACGGCGTGCGCTTCATCGAGACGACCGAGGCGAAGATCTGGAACAACAGCACCTGCCCCGTCAAGACGGCAGCAGGTTCGGGCGGTACGCCTGCGGCGACCTACTACAGCGTGTATTCCACGCTCTTCCTCGGCAAGGACGCCTTCGGTATGATCGATCCGGAGGGCGGCGGTCTGGAAATGATCGTCAAGAGCAAGGAGCAGGCGGGCGGCCCGCTGGACCAGTTCAGCACGCTCGGCTATAAGTTCTCAACCGCGACGAAGATCCTCTATCAGGATCGCATGGTCCGCGTGGAGAGCCTGTCGGAGTACTCCGGCACGGACGAGGCCAACTAAGGAGGGAAACCATGGCAGAGGTAGAGACCAAGAAAGAGGTAAAGACCAAGGACGAAGCGCAGGCAACGAAGAGCATCTTCCTGCCGCGCGCATCGGAGACAGAACAGCAGTTCGAGTTCGTATGCATCAACGGCAAGGCATATCAGGTGCCGCGCGGCAAGCCCGTGGAGGTGCCGCTGGCGGTGGCCGAGGTGCTGGAGCACGCGCAGATGCAGGAGACGGAGCTTTTTGAGCGCGTCCACGAAATGCAGCAGCAGTGATAAAGAGGGCCGCGCAAGCGGCCCTTTTATCGAATTTGGAATGTGAAAAGGAGGCAGTGAGCATGACCATCCGAGAGGCGATCGAAGCCGTTGACCGGCTCACGCCAAATCAATATGAGAACATCGATAAGGTGCGCTGGCTCAGTGAGCTGGACGGCGTGGTCTATCTGGAAATAGAAAAAACACACGGGAGCGGGAATCCGGTCTGCGAGCCGTGGGTGCGGACGCGCGATCCGCTCGACCGCGAATGGTGCGGCTGTGTGCCGCAGGAGAAGCCAAGCGAACAGACGTTCGAAGGGTATCCGGAAACGGTCGATCTCGACACGAAGCTGCGCATTCCGTGGCCGTATGACGAGATCTACCGGTGGTACCTCGAAATGAAGATCGCGGACGCCAACGGCGAAATGACGCGGTATAACAACGCCATGACCAAGTACAACGCCTACTACACGGCGTATCAGGATTTTTATAACCGGACGAACATGCCGCGCATGACGGCTCCGTTCATCCATCTGTGAGGCGCATATGGGGAGCCTGACTTTACAGTACCCGCCCATGACCGGCGGGGACGCCGCGCAGCAGCTGGACGGGCTGCGGCGGTATCTGGTACAGCTGACGGACGAACTCAACGGTGCGGACTGGTCGGCGGGCGCGGTGCTCACGCAGATCTCGCAGGCCATCGATGCAAGCGCACTGTCGAAGGAGGAGCGGCTGACGGAGCTGAGCGGCTTTGCCGCGCTCAAGACGCTCATCATCAAGACGGCGGATTTCGCGGCGGAGAACTCCGAGGCATTCAAGCTCAAGCTCAGCGGAAATTATGTGGCCGTGTCGGACTTCGGGAAGTACTGGCAGGAGGCCAGTATGACCATTGACGGAAACGAATTCGGCATCCGGCAGCTGTATGAGTTCTCGGCGGGCGTCAACAACGCTTTTACCGTGAACTCGAAGCAGTACGTCAAGACGGGGCTGCTGTACTACAACGGCGTGACGCCGGTCTATGGCGTGGGCGTCGGCAACATCGAGACGACCGTGTCCAACGACAAGGAAGTGATCGACAAGACACAGAACGAGCTGCTGACCGTCACGTCCGGCAGGGTCAGCTTCTGGCAGGGCGGCAGTGAGGTCGCCTATCTGGCACAGAAAAAGCTCCACTTCCCTTCCGGGACGCTGGAGGCATTCGACGCGGTGCTGTCCGGGACGGTCACGGCGGCGGCGGGGTCGAGCTTCGGGCCGTGGAGCATCTCCGAGAGCAGCATCTACCGCACCGACAACACATGGGGCGGGGCGGGGCTCTACTTCGGCACGGACGGGCTTTCCATCGGGAGCGCATTCAAGGTGGACGCAAGCGGCAAGCTGACCGCGACGGGCGCGGATATCACCGGCTCCATCAAGGCAAGCGATCTGCTGCTCAACCAGAACGGCAACTACACCAGCATTCAGATGCAGCTTTCGTCGCTGATCGCGGACGTGCAGGAGCTGACGGCGCTGGCCGCAACGGTAAGCACAAACACCTACGGCGGGCTGGACTCGCTCAACCTCAACATTGGCGACCGGGGATGGCTGAGCATCACGGGCGCCAGCACGGCTTCCTCGGCGGTGGAGCTGTTTTCCTATGGAGCCGTGCGAATCATGGCAGACAGCGGCTCGGTGTATCTGGCACTGAGCGACAACAGCGCGTATATCCAGATAGCGGCCAGCGGAGCTGTGAGCATCAAGGGAACGAGCCTCACCTTTAACGGGGCCAGCATCAACACCTCCGGAAACGTGACGGAGGGTACCGAGGAGGCGACATGATGGTAAAAGAAGTAAACGAGCTGAGGAAGAAGATCGCAGAGGCGCTGAACGGGTCGAGACTGCCGCCGGTCGTGGCGGCGCTGGTGCTTGACAGCTACAGGGCAGAGCTGCAAAGGCTCGTGGAGATGCAGGAGGCGGCAGAGGCAGCAAGGACGCCGGAGAAGGAGGAGACGGACGATGGCACTGTACAGAGTAAATGATGACGGACGTGCGCCGTCCGGGCTTGGCGTCGGCGACGAGGTGGTCACTGCGGGCGGTACTTACCGCATCGACAGCGTGGGCGCGGACGGGCAGTACAAGTCCACGCTCGTCAACAAGGGCCAGACCACACAGAACTACAAGGGCAGCTATACCACAAGAAATACGCTTCCGGGCTATTCCGACTACACGGCGGGCAGACTCGGGAATCTCGAACGGGGCTACTCCCCTTCCGGCGCGGTATCGCAGGCGAAGGCATACCTCCAGCAGGTGCAGAGCCGGAGGCCGGGCGCGTATCAGTCGCGGTGGGATGCAGAGCTGGACAGCCTGTATGACCAGATCACCAACCGAAAGCCGTTTCAATACGACCTCAATCAGGATGCGCTGTATCAGCAGTACAAGGAGCAGTACCAGAGGCTTGGCAGGACGGCCATGCAGGACACGATGGGTCAGGCGGCCAGCCTCACGGGCGGCTACGGCTCGACCTACGCAGAGCAGGTCGGGCAGCAGACCTACAACGCATACCTCCAGAGCCTGAACGACATTGTGCCGGAGCTCTACGACCGGGCGTATGGACGGTATCAGGACGAGGGGCAGGATCTCTACAACCGGTACGGCCTCGTGAGCGACCGGGAAAGCATGGACTACAGCAAGTACCGGGATACGGTATCGGACTACTACAACGACCTTGCCGACGCGCGGAGCGCCTACGACTCCGAGTGGAACAAAGATTACACGCAGTGGTCGGATCAGCTCAGCTACTGGCAGCAGAAGGCCGCGCAGGAGCAGGCATACTGGCAGTCGCAGCAGAGGGCCGCAGGTGGAAGCGGCGGCAGCGGAGGCGGAAGAGCGGGCAGCTCCGGAACCAGAAGCGGAAAGGGGTATATCGACAACACCTACAACAGCGGCGGTGCGGGCGGTGCAATGGCACAGACGTACAACCAGCTCAAGCGCGGTATGACCGAGTGGATCATGGCGGGACAGCCGGAAAAGGCATACGACCTGTTTTTGAGTATGGCGGGGCAACTCAATCTGAGCAATTCGACCGGAAAGAAGCAGTATAACGAGCTGGTCAGCATCCTGAACAAGGCGGGCTACGGAATCCCGAAGGAATAAGGAGTACAATATGGCGAAGAAACGCACAGGGCTTGATGCTCTGCGGGAGTATGAGGCGCGGAGCGGACGGCAGACGCAGAGCGAAAACCAGCAGACAGGAAACGCAGGCAGCTCCGGCGGAACGTGGCGCAGCGGGCTTGATGCTCTGCGGGAGTATGAGGCAAGCGGCGGCGGGCAGAACGTCAAGAACGGCCCGTATAATCCGGATTACCGGACGAACACCAGGAAAGCGACGCCGCAGAGCTATGAGGAGGCGTATCAGCAGTACAAGCAGTATGTCGCAGAGTACCAGAAGCAGACGGAATTCCCACGCAGGGTATCCGTCGGCACGGCTGCCCAGCAGGCGGGCGGAAGCCAGAAGCGGGACTACAGCCGCATGCTCGGCCTGAATCAGCTCGACGGGGATATGCAGCCGCGCGTACAGGCGGCACAGGATATTCAGAAGTATCTACAGTTTCAGCGCAAGGTGCAGACCGGAACGGCAGCCCAGCAGGCGGCGACGAATGCCGGGCAGGACTATAGCCGTCTGATCGGTCTGAATCAGTTCGACGGGGAGCTGGAAAGACGGGCTGCGGAGCAGGAAAAGCGATACAGGGAGACGGTCCTGCCGGATCAGCTGCGCGGCATGAAGCGGACTTCGGCAGAAATGCAGAAGCAACTGGATCAGCTATATGAGCAGAAATCCGACGAGCATTTCCGAGACTATCAGTTTGACGAGAACGGGACGGCTTGGTACACCGATGAGAACGGGACGCGCAGGCAGGCTCGAGGGGTCAGGGACATACAGAGCGAGATCGACACGCTGGAGGCAAGAAAAGCGGCACTGGATTCCGCACGCGCACTGGGGCAGGCGGAGAACACGATCGGCGCGCTGGATGAAGAGACACGGGAGCTTCTGCGGGAATACAACAAGACCGGATATCTGGCAGACAACGAAGGAGCAGAATGGAAGCTTCGGCAGAAGGGATATTCCTACGATCAGATCAAACGGCTGGCAGAATACGAAAAGTATCTGGAGGACTTCGAGGATTACCAGAAGCGGTCGCAAAGCGCGCGGAAGTTCGGGCAAGACGCGCCGGTCACATCGACCGTCGCTTCTTCCCTGCTCGCCCCGTTCAAGGCGCTCGGAAACATCGAATCGCTTCGCGGCATTCTGCCGAAGTGGCTCGGCGGATACCAGAACGAGGACATGCCGACAAACATCTACAGCCCACTGTATTTCGCAACGCACGAGTCGAGCGGCATCCGCAGCGGCGTCATGGAGGGCATGGGGCCGGTCGGGCAGTTTTTGTATCAGGCAGGAACATCCGCGCTGGACAGCGCGGTCAACATGGCCGCATCGACCGCAATCGTCGGAACGACAGGACTCAGCGGAGAAGCGGCGTCCTCGGCGGTGGCAGAGACGATGAACTGGGTGATGGGGTCGCAGGTCGCGGCGGATTCCGTGTATGCGGGAATTCAGAGCGGAAAATCCAACCAGGAGGCGCTTATTGACGGCATTGTTGAGGGCGCAATCGAGGGCTTCACGGAGAAATACTCTGTGGGCGATATCATTGAGACCATGCTCAGCGGAAAGCAGGCGTGGAAGAAAGCAATGCGGGCGTTCGCGTCCGAGGGCGCGGAAGAGATCGCCTCCAACTGGCTCAACCGCATCTATGACGTTGTGGCAAAGCACGACCGGGGCGAGGTCATGGGCGCGTATGCGGAGTATCTTTCGAAGGGCAATACGAAGGAAAAGGCGCTTGCGCTGACGCTGGGAGACATGCTGAAAGAGGATGGGCTTTCGTTCCTCGCGGGCGGCATTTCCGGCCTTGCTATGTCCGGAGCATACGCAGGAACGAACAAGGCCGTAGAGGCACGCAACAGGGGCAAACAGCTGAACGTGATCGGACAGGTCATGGACGCAGTGGAGTCGATGGCAAAGGAGCGCGGGGATCAGGCGACCGCAGAGGCTGCACAGGCGGTCATGGACAAGGTAAAGGCCGGTCAGATGCCGGAGACGGCAGAGGTGCAGGCAGTTGTGAATTCGGCGGTCAAGGCCGATCAGGCCGCGCAGGCCGAGGCGGCTTTTCAGACGTACAACCAGTATGCGGACGAACGGGATGCGCGGCAGGAGGCAAGAGAAGCCCCACAGCAAGCAAGCGTGCAGGCCGTTCAGGAAGCGGAAAGGCAGCAGCAGACACCGGCGCAGACCGCACAGGCCGTGCAGGAAGTACAGAATGTACAGACGCAGACCGGGAAGAGAACGCAAGCAGACGCCGGACGGCGAGTAGAGACGCGGGAAATCGACTTCAACAAGGAACCACAGCTCACAAAATACGAGCAGGCGCAAGCAAGAAAAGACAGAGTGTTTTCACTGGAGCCGGAACGAAGAGACGAGATATTTGGAAGCTGGAGCGACGCAGACAAGCAGTTTGCAAAAAGAACAAAGCAGATAGAGCGGGACTATACAGACAGATACGGACTCGACAGCAGGACTGCGGTGGACATTGCTTATATGATGAACTGGCTGAACAGCCGGTTTACGAACTCATACTTGAGTACACTGACTGTAGAGAACGAGGAAGAAGCGCGCATTCTGACACAGGAAACGCGGGAGATATTCACAGCAGCGCAGGCAAAGGCAAACACGGAGCTGAGCGGGTACACGCGAGACGCAACGCTGGAAGCGATCCAAGCGGCGCTGGAGCTGATCCCGGGCGGCACAGAAGCGCAGCAAATGCAGAAGCCTTCAAGAGCAGAGCAACAGCAGATCACGCAGGAAGCGGAAGCACCGAAGCCGGCACCGGCACAGGCGGCTTTTCAGACGTACAACCAGTATGCAGATGAACGGGATGCACGGCAGGAGGCAAAAGAAGCCCCACAGCAAGAAAGCGTGCAGGCCGTTCAGGAAGCGGAAAGGCAACAGCAGGCACCGGCGCAGACGGTAATTCAGGCGGATGCAGGAAGGAGAACGGAACAGTATGGACAGCAGGAAACTGGTAGCCGTAACGGCGAAGGACGGACAGAAAGCGTATATTCCGGAGGACAGAGTAGACGCATGGACGCAGGCTCAGAAATCGAACGCACCCTTGAGCGACAAGGAGAGACAGTTCGCCTCCGCAATCGTGCGCGGAATATTGGCGCAGAAAACATCAGCCCGGCAGAAGCGGGACTGAAAGGCGGAGACACTACAAAATCGCTGCTTAAGATCCCGGTAGAGGCGTATGGAGAGCACGAAAAAGCGCTCCAGAAGGCCGTGGAGGCCCGTGGAGCGTCGCTCAATATCGTCATGGGTAGAATTCGGCTTGCGAACGGAACGGCGGTGGATGAGTTCATCGACACCGGAACGCGGCAGATCACTGTGCGGGCAGACTGCACAAGGTGGGCGATGGAAAACCTGATCGATCATGCGCTTTTCCATGACCTGAGCACAGAACAGAGAAACGCCGCTGCGCAGGCGGTGGCTGACCGGTTCAGTGAATCGGAGCTGATGGCAATTGCCGGGCAGTACGTCAAGCGGATGCGCGGCGTCTATGAGGGCATGAGCGAGGAAGCACTTCTCAACATCGCTACGGAGGAAGTCCTTGCGGACGCGGCAGGAAGAATGCTCCGGTATACGGACGCGGACGCGACAAAATTCACCGAGACGGTGCGGGCAATTTTGGGAGAAAGCATAGCGGAACCGGATGCAGAGAAGCCGACGAAGGATCAGAGATATTCTATAAGCGACAGACTGGGCGAAGATCTACGGAAGGTGTTCGACGGGACATACAAGGCGGAAAGCGGGGAAGTCTACATCGGGGAGACGTCGAACTTTCTGACGGATGTGATCGGCGCAGATGCACTGCACGTCACAATGCCAGCGAACAAGGCATATTCTGCGATGGCGACCGAGGCACAGGCAAAGAAAGATGGTCGGTACAGGCAGAACGTCAATTACCACGGACTCGGCGCAGATGGCCTGCAGCGGGTGCTGAACGCATCGGAAAACCCCGTTGCCGCATTTGCCGACACCACTGGGGAAAACGGGAAACGTGCCAGCAATATCGTTCTGGTCACTGGAGAGTCTGGGAAAGGCGGCCCGATCGTCGTCATTGAGACGCTTAACACAAAGGGCACACTGAATGGGAAACGAATCGACGCGAACAAGATAATCACCAGCTATGACCGTGCAGCTCTGATCAGTGACCTTGAGGCAGCAGCATCGGACGGGCGGCTTCTGTATCTGGATAAAAAAAGAAGCCAAGCCGCGCTTGCTGGGGTACCAGCGGCCAATTCGCTGGCAGCCATACAAGGCGGTGACTTCATTACCAATATACGCAACTTTATAGCAGGTGTCAAGAGGGAAAAATCGGGAGCGTCAAGCTACACATCGGGGGTAGGCGACGGGAAAACCACATTCGCAAAGGCATATGAAGAGGCGCGGCAGAAACAACGCTACTCCCCTGCTGATACGGAGACAGACATGGAAACGGAGGACGCAGCGAAGAAAGCGGCAGAAGGCGTGCCGATCTTCAATTTTGACACAAAGGCAGACTGGGCGTACAGCAGAGACCCGAACCCGTTTTACAGGCTCATGGGCATTACGCCGCCGGGCGTAAGGGTCGGGATCGTGACGCAGGGCGCACGCGCTGCGGACTGGGCCGGAAACGGAAAGGCGTACACCAAGGCTCTGCTGGATTTCGTGACAAAGCCGGATCGATCCACAAAGACGCTGACACTGCAATTCCCGAATGCGGACGGGACATACCGGGCCGAGACTGTCCAGAACACGAAGTTCATGCAGGATGTATACAAGTATTATGCCGAGACCGTGCCGGAGGGACAGCGGCTTGACGAGGCCACATTCTGGATGATGCGGAAAAAGCTTGCCGAGGGAAGCATCCCAACAAGGATTCGGGCCATGAGCGCAGAGGCAAAGGGTCAGGCTTGGCAGGAAAGCAGCCGGAAGGACTTCAAGAGTACGGGCGCGCTCGAAAAAATGGGCGTGAAGGTCGAACGCTCCGTAGGCAGATACGGGAAAACGCAGACGCTCATTGAGATGGACAAGGCGTTCAAGCAAGCCAAGAAGGAGGTCAACCGCGCGATAGACCGGCTGGGCGCTACCGCAAAGGAGGTCGCGTTTGCAAGGCAGATCGCGGACGGCGTGTTTGATATGCAGGACATCCCGCAAGGGTTCAGCAAGCGCGTCGTGCTGAGTCTGGTGGATTACATGAATGCGGAAGCCGCGCTTGGAGAGGATCGGCTTGCTGCGCAGCGGAAATCCATCCGGCAGGACACAACGGCAGTGCTGGAGACGCTGTTCAAGGACGTCAAGGACAATAAAGTGCAGGACATGTTCACGCTCAACCACCGGACGGCGCAGCGGAACATGAAGAAAATCTTCGGAGACGAGACCGGCGAGAGGATCAACAAGGCGATCTTCGACCCGATCAAGGGCAATGAATCCGAGAGAATACGTTTTATCAACCGGCAGTTTGACGATGTGCGCGAATTTGCGGATTCGACGGGCAGAAAATCGGAGCTGACACACGAGGAGAGCATTCTTGTGCAGCTCGTGATGGAGGGCAAGGCAACGGAGGCGCTGCTCGGGGATATGCCGGGAAACCCACAGATCACAAAGGCGGGTTTGAAGATCGCAGACGGGATGAAGGCCAGCGAGGCGGCAAAGAGCGAGCACCTCAACAAGAACGAAAAACAGCTGGCGAAGATGTATGCCTCGTGGGTCGGGGCGCTGCGCATGATGGCCGACGGCAAGATCGACGCAGTGAAGATCGACAACGCCGCAAAGGCATACACGCAGAAATACAATGAGTTTTACGCGGCAATTAACGATTTCCTCGTGGCGCATGGATATGAGCCAATTGGGTTTATTCAGAACTACGCGCCGCACATGCAGTCGGAAGAGAGCCGGGGCGCGCTCGACTCGGCACTGAAAGCGCTGGGACTCAACGAGGATACAGTGACGCTGCCGACCAGCATCGCCGGATTAACTGCGGATTTTAAGCCAAACAAGCGCTGGAATCCGTATTTCCTGCACCGGACAAGCGAGACATACAACTTTGACGCCGCAAAGGGCTTTGAAAGCTACGTTGCGTATATGTCCGAGGTGTTCTATCACACGGACGATATCATGACGGTGCGTGCGCTGAGCGATTATCTGCGACGGCGGTACTCGTCGGAAGAGATCAGCTTCGACATTGACCGGTATACATGGCTGCAAGAAAAGCTTCCGGACGAACAGCTGCTTTATTTGCAGCAGGAAGGAAAGCTTCCACACGGAACGATCGCAGATCAGGCAGAGCTGGACGCGATGATCGAAGCGGAGCTTGACAAACTTTACGAGGACGCAAAAAACAAAAGCACTTACTCCAACCTTGTCGTGTGGCTGGACAACTATGCAAATATTCTCGCGGGAAAACAGACCATGGGAGACCGCTCCACGGAGGCAGACTTCGGGCGGAAGATGCTGAATCTCGGGAACAAGGCCACGCGCGGGTTCGGCGCGGCGAAGGTCGCGGGAAACATTGCGACGATCCTAAACCAAACGTCGCAGCTGCCGATCATTGTCGCGGAAAAGGGCGTCCGGAACACGGCGGCAGCCGTCAAGGACATGGTGACCGGGCAGCTGCGAAAGGCAGACTTCGCAATGGAAAGCGACTATCTGACGAGCAAGAAGGGCGTACACTTTCTTGTTACAGATGAAAAGAATATGTACGAATGGGCGCTTGACAAGGTGGGCCAGGCACAGGAGTTCGCGGACGCCATGGTATCGACGATCGCGGTGCGGGCGGCCTATCTGGAGGGAATCCAGAAGGGCATGACGCACGAGCAGGCCATGCGCTACGCAGACAAATACGGCGCGGCGGTCATGGGAGACCGCTCGAAGGGCGCAAAGCCGGTCGCGTTCAACTCCAAAAGCCCGGTCATGCAGCTTGTGAACACCTTCCAGCTTGAAGTCGCCAACTCGTGGGAGCACCTGACACAGGACACGGTGGGCTTCGACTTCCGGATGATGGCGAAGAAGTACGGCAAGGAAAAGGCGATCAAGGCGCTCGCGGGCGTCATTGTCAAATATCTGATCGCGGCGTTCATCATGAACAGGCTCACGGATGAGGCGTACGGGGGAACACCGGCCCAGTTCGATGTGCTGGGAATCACGGCGAATTTCGTTGCGAGCGGGTACGGCCTTGCGGTAAACGACGCGCTCCGGAAGGTCATGGACGACGGATGGGAAAAGCTAACGGGCGAACGGCTCTTCGGGACGGAAAACGAAGAGCGCAGCTTTGACGGGGGGAAAGCGCTGGAGGGCGCAGGCGGCGATATCGCGAACGATATCCCATATTTGCAGAATGCCTCCGCGCTGATCGGATGGGGCGACAATTCCCTCCCGGCGGCGATCCCGACAAAGGCGCTCGACAAGTGGATCAATGCCGTAAATGGCGGTAAGAGCGCACAGGATGTTGCAAAGGCGACATTCGACGTCGGAACTGAGGTGATACCAGGCGGCAGCCAGATCAAGAAAACGGCGAGGGGCCTGGACGCGATGCTACGGGGCGGCGTATATCAGGGCTACGGCGACCAGACGAAGCTGCGGTATCCGGTAGACAATAAGAACATCGGAAAGTGGATACAGGCGGTTGTGTTTGGCCCGAACGGGCTGAGCGAGACAGGGCGCTATTACGCCGGAGAAGAGCGGGCCATCGGAGAAAAGCAGACGACCGCATATCAAGCCATGATCGCGGCAGGTGCAGACAAGGAGGAGAGCTACAGGCTTATCCGCAGGATCTCCAAGCTCGGAGACGGCGAGGATTCGAAGCTGGACAAACTGAACATGCTGCTTTCCTCCAAGGTATCCACGGCTGGTCGGGGCGCGTACTACTACCTCATGATGGCCGGAGACAAGGAACGAGAGAGGATCGACGCGCTGACCGGAGAAAACGGCGTGCTCGGGATGGACGAATACCTCAAGGCTTCGCAGAAAAAGCTTCAGATAGACGCAGACGAAAGCATGAAGGCATCGGAAAAGGCGGACGCATTCCGGCAGTGGGCAAATCAGCAGGGCTACAGCGCCGCGCAGAAGCGCGGTGTTCTGGATGCGTTCAAATTTGCTCAGATCATCATGGAGGGCGGAGGGCATACGGAGCTTTATCAAGCAGCGACAGAGGGCGTGTCGGAATACGAGACCCTTCGCGCGGACGCCATTGCGGCAGAAATGGCCGGAGGAAAAACAAAGGCGCAGGCGGAAAGCTCGGTAAACAGTAGCCTCCGGAGCCAGATGAAGCAGGATTTCCAAGACGGGCTGGCAGACGAGGAAACCGCCGCCGCGTTCCTGAAAGAGTACTGCGGGGCGGAGGATGAGCACGACGTTTACTGGACGCTCGAAGAGTGGAAGGGCGGCGAGGGCTGGAAGAAGTACGGACAGTTCCTCGACGCAGTGGACAAGGGTGTGCTTGCCGATACGCGGAAGGTTGCCAAGGAGTATATGAAGCACGGCGTGGAAAAGGGCGATTTGTCCAGACAGCTCACGGGCCACTTCAAGGAGCAGTGGCTGGCGGCGACCGGCGACGAGGCGACACGGCTCAAGAATGCCTACATCAGCGCGTACAAGGCTATCGGAGGCGATGCGGATAAGGCGCGGGACAACATCATCAAGTGGCGGCAGGAGGCCAACAAAAAGAAAGGAGACAAGAAATGAGCGCGGCAAACACGATCCCCGGCGCGCGGGTCAGCCCGCGCATTGCGAACGGGTGTATTTGCTGGTATGAGGGAGACACGTTCTCCCTCCGGCTCCTGCTGGAGCTGGAGGACCAGGACGGCGCGGACGTGACCATCGGGCAGACGGACACGATCAAGGTAACGTTCTACGACTGGACAAAGAAGGCTGTGCAGGAATTCTCCTTCACCGGCGCGGACGAGAACACGGTCACGCTGGCGTTCACGGACGAGGTGACGGCCAAGTTCCCGCGCGGCATCTACCGGTACGACATTTTATACACGCACGGCAACCGGACCACGCTTGCGAGCGGGAACATTGCGCGTGTGGAATAAGGAGGCGAGGGTATGAAAATCGAAATTCCGGAAAGCGTGATGGTGACAATCCACGGCCTCATTTCCAGAGGGATCAAGGCTGTGGCGGTATCGGACGAAGGACATCTGATCTTTACGCTGACGGACGGAAGCACCGTTGACCTCGGAGACATCCGGGGACCGGCAGGCCCAACGGGCAAGCAGGGGCCGCCAGGCCCCGCAGGCGCAGACGGCAAGGACGGCGCGACCGGCCCGCAGGGCAGGCCGGGCCCGAAGGGCGACAGCTTCCAGACCGTTGTCGAGGACGACGGCAACGGGAACATCACCATCCGGGCGCTGACGACCGAGGGAACCGGAACGAGCGGGCAGAACGGATACACGTTCACGCCGTCCGTCAGCGCGGAGGGCGTTATCAGCTGGACGAACGACGGAGACTTGGAGAATCCGCCGCCGGTCAACATCAAAGGGCCTGCGGGCGCTACGGGCACGACAGGGGCCCCGGGCGCGAAGGGTGCGGACGGAAAGACGCCCGTGAAGGGGACGGATTATTTTACAGAAGCGGACAAGACAGAAATGGTGAATGCCGTTCTGGCAGCGCTTCCGAATGGAGATGTGGCGGCATATGGCTGAGAACGATAAGGTAGTAGTCACAAAGAGCAAGCTCGACGCGCTGGCGTCGGCGCTGCGGACGATCTTCGGGTTTACCGGAAAGAAAACCATCGAGCAGCTGACTGAGGAGGCCGGGCATTATGATCCGCGGCCGGACATTTCCGATGCGACGGCGACCGCCGCACAGATCCTCAAACCGTACACGGCGTATGTCAACGGCGGAAAGGTCACGGGTGAGATCGAAAGCCTCGCGGCAACGGCCTATGCGCCGTCCACACGGCCGCAGACCATCCCCGCCGGGAAGTATCTCGCGGGCGCACAGACCATTCAGGCAATGAAATTGCAGAGCAAGACAGTTACGCCGGGCGCTTCGGATATCTCCGTGACAAAGGATGCGGCATATGATGCGCTGGAGTCGGTCACGGTCAAGGGCGTGCAGTACCGGGTGCTGGCAAACGCGACGCTGACAGCCACCAATATTTCGGCGGACAAAAAGAGCCTGATGCTCGGGAACGTGACGACGGCATTCCTACAGGACGATGCGCCATTTTTCGCGCTGGTGTACACGACCAGCACGCTGAGCGGAAACAACATCGTGTACGCATTCAGCACGGAAAATTTCAGCGCGTATATGTCCATGACGGCGAACGGCACAAAGGCAGCAAAGAACGCTTTCGGAGGCGTCGCGTTCGACTCGTCCGGGAACGCGATCTTCGCTATTTCCAGCGAGATCTCGGCAACGTTTGCGGACGTGCCGTACACAGTTTTGATTTTGGGAGGCGGCAGCTGGTGAAGGATCTGAAAACAATCAAATTTCCGGGACTTGAGGACGTATACAAGATTCCGGCGGGTGGGTCGGGCGGTACCGGGCAGGACGGCAAGGACGGCATTACGCCGACGATCGGAGCAAACGGGAACTGGTATCTCGGCACCGAGGACACCGGGAAGCCGTCGAGGGGTGCGACCGGCCCACAGGGCGCTCCGGGCAAGGATGGCGTGACGCCGGATATCAAGATCGGGACGGTGACGACGCTGCCCGCAGGAAGCGAGGCTACGGCCAGCATGGGCGGAACTGCCGCACAGCCTACGCTTAACCTCGGAATTCCGAAGGGCGCAAACGGGGACAATGCGAATGTCACGAAGGATGCGGTTGTCGGCGCGCTCGGGTTTACGCCCATCAGCGCGGATGACGTGCCGGTCAAAAGCGTGAATGGGCAGACGGGCGAAGTGAAGAGCACGTTTTATGTAACGGTAACGCCTACAGGTAGCGGATACGCCGCAGCTGCTGACAAAACGGCTGCGGAAGTGTATGCGGCTTATGCGGCGGGTTATGCCGTGTATGCGGTAGTGAAATTTGAGAAGGTCAACGCACCATTGGAATTGCCACTTGTAGCAGCAGCGCCTTTCTTTGAAACATTCGTGCTCGGCTTCGGCGCACTAGGTTCGCTAGACCCAACAGCAAAGCCTCAGTATCCAACCGTCACTTATACCGGCACGGCATGGATGGCATGGCTTGGAACGTTGGCGAGATCGTCTGATATTCCCACGATTCCGACGGAACTCAAAAATCCTTATTCGCTCAACATCAAGATCGGCGACACGACGACGAGCTATGACGGAAGCGCGGCGAAAACCGTGGAAATCCCGGAGGGCGGCGGTGCGGATGCATCGCTCGGCATTACCGGCGCGGCTGCCGGTGAATTTCCGAAAGTGTCGGCGGTGAACGAAAACGGTGCGCCAACATCATGGGAAACTGTGGAAAGCGAAGAGGTGACGCTCGGTGGAGACGTACCGGCTCCAACGGATGCACAGGTGTCCTTGGCGGTGGACACTTGGCTGACGGAGCATCCGGAGGCGACCACGACCGTTCAGGACGGAAGCGTCTCCATTAAGAAACTTGGATACGGCAAGCATGTCTACGGCAGCAAGCCGTACTTTTGCAACAGTGTAGGCTCCGGCGCAGTATCCTACGGTTCCATCGGCGTGGTCGTGCCGTGCAAGGCTGGCGATACGATCTACTGCAATTTTAATATGTCCCCAAACGGCGCGTACAAGAAGCCGCAGCTGCTTGCCGCGCTCCCGGAAAACCAATATGGCGCAATTGCGCCGATTGGAACAATCGAAAAGGATGATACGACAAAGGCGTATACCGTGCCGGAATCCGCAACAACGGCAAAGGCAATGTATCTACCGCAAAATTTTGTTGGAATCCCGGCAGCAAACAACGGCTCCGTTGAGGATGCACTTGCGTGGATCAACAAAACCATGGGGACGGATGGGTCAAAATGCGCACAGAACGTACCGTTTGAAGATTATGATGCATGGTATCAGACGGCACAGGCAGAGCTTTTCGACATTGACGAGCGCTGTAATAAGCTCATGTATGCCTCGCTGTATCAGGCTGTTTCGAAGCTCGTCGGGGCGAAGGTCGCCGTTCTTGGCGATAGTCTGACGGAGCAGAGTGCGTGTTCGTTTATCACCAGCGCATACAATGACCGCTGGATGGAAAACGTCTTGCGGGATACTGCGCTGACGGGAGATGACGGGAAAACCTACAAAGGCTCCGGCTGGTTCGCGCTGATTGCCCGGAAGTATAAGATCAAGTGGTGGTGCGCCGGACACGGAATGCAGTGGTGGTATTCCACGACCGCGCGGCCAAACGGCGCGACGGCGATGGTGCGCAAGCTGATCGACGGAACGGACGAGTTCGATTACATCGTGCTGGAATACGGCACGAATGATATCCTTTCCGGCTACACCCACATCGGCACGGCGGCAGACGAGGCCAGCGAGACGGCGACGACCAGCTGCGGCGCGATCAAGTGGTGCATCGAGCAGCTGCAAATGCGATTCCCCGAGGCAAGCATTGTCGTAATTTTGCCGAACATCCGCAGCGGTGCGAACGGAGAGTCGCCAGCAATGCAGCAGACGTATCTGGATACCGTCGTACCGATACTCAAGAAGTACGGCGTGCGGCGCGTCAACATGGCCGAGGACAGCGGCATTGTCAAAAGTATGATGTCCACCGATGGCGTTCACCTGCGCTGGCCGGTTGTATCGAACAATGTCACACACTACACGAACGATACTCCGGCGGTGCGGAAATTCAGCAAGTGCCTTGAGGCAGAGCTGCTGAAAGCGTGAGGTGAGAGTATGGCATTAAAAACACTTTATAAGGATGGGAAACCGTTGACGCTCGGCGGGAAAACCTTGAAGGTGGATGTATCTGCAGCAGACTCCATCCAGCACGCCGACATTCCGGATTACGTCAAGGCCGAGGCATTGGCCGTGGCAGAGAAGGTGAACGCGATTAGGGCATCGGATAGCATCGTGTTTATTGCAGCATCGGACGCGCATCAGCAGGACAGCAGCGCGGATATCGTGGCCGGAAACCTGAACGCGGCGCAGGCGATGAAGGCGCTGACCTACATTCTGCCAGGAATCGATTTCTGCTGCTATCTCGGCGACTACACTTGGGGAGCCAGCACAACGACGATCGCGGAGACAAAGCAACATATTGCGGAGATCAACGCGGACATTGACGAAGCGTTTCAGGGGATACCGCAGTTTCGGACGGTGGGCAATCACGACGCGGGAGCGTATGCCGTCACGCAGAACGGGACGACGATACCGGATTCGGAGCTTTTCCAGCTTATCGGGAAATATTGCGAGGGAGCCACTTATGGCTCAACTGTCGCAGGATACTGCTACAGAGACTTCGAGAGCAAAAAGTTGCGCGTGATCTGCCTGAACACCTCGGAAAGCCTGACGGCGGACAAAGCATCTACGGGCTATGTATCGGATGCGCAGGCAGCATGGTTCGCGAAAACGCTGAAGGCGGTCGGAGCAAAATCCGGGTGGCGGGTGCTGACGCTTTCGCACCATCCGTTGGATTGGAGCGTCGTGAGCGTATGCGCCAACATCGTCAAGGCGTATGTCGAGGGAGGAAGTATTGTAGTTGGCGGAGAGAGTGTGAATTTCGCGAACTCCAACAGTGCGCAGTTTCTTTGCGCATTCCACGGACATGTACATTGCTTTAAGACCGCGAAGCTGAACAGCATTTCCGGCAACACACCTACAGAATTTAACGCATGGCGCGTAGCGATCCCCAATATGTGTTTTAGCCGGAACAATGAATATGGCCAAAACGGCAAGGGCGAGTATTACGGGATCGAATTCGGAGAAGAAACGACGTACAACAAAACGGCGGGAACGGCAGACGATACGGCATTCGTAGTAAACGTGCTCAATCCAGCCGCGCAGAAAATCTACAGCTACTGTTTCGGCGCGGGGTACGACCGTGAGGTATTCACGGGCATTTCGTCTGTGGCGGTTACGGGCGTGACGCTCAATGCGACCTCCGGCGAGTTGACAAAGGGCAGCACGGTGACGCTCACTGCCACGGTGGCTCCGGCCAACGCAAGCAACAAGACAGTGGAATGGACGAGCTCCGCGCCTACAGTGGCAAGCGTTGCAAACGGCGTAGTCAAGGCTCTGACCGTCGGCACGGCGATCATTACTGCGAAAACCGAGGACGGCGGCTTTACCGCAACCTACGCGCTGACGGTAAAGGCTGCGACTGTGGACGTGCTGGCGACCTATGGCTACGCAGATAATACGCGCCTGTCAACTGGTTCCGGAACAGAAAAATCGGCAGCGGGATATGTGACCATTGGACACACCAGCAAGATACAGATCAGCAACAAGCTTTATCCAAATGGGCTGACGATCCGGCTGAGCGGCGCAGATCAGGTAACGGGCGGCTCGACGGCAAGCCCTTACAGTGACAGCGCAATGTGCTGGTATACAGCGGCTGGCGTGTTCTCAGCCGGCGTGTACATTCACAATGCGGACAATTTCAGCCTCAATTCAAAGATGGCGGTGGATTCCGACGCAAAGGGATTTACGCTTTCGTGGGAGGCCGGGAAAGTGCCGGAGATGCAGTATGGTATCGCATTTGCCGTAAAGGGTACAGGCGCGAACCTTACCGTTACACTGGCTGCAAATTGAGGAAAAAATGATGGATACCTGCGTATGCTGCGGGCGGGCCGTGCCGGAGGGCAGGATGGTTTGCCCGGAGTGCGAAATAGAAAGCTTTGAAAGGAGTATCAAGATGGATGATGGAATTCAGGCGCAGATCGCCTCCGTGGAGGCGCGATGCAAGAGCAACTCGCACAGGATCGACGAGCTGGAGGCAGACAACAGGGCGCTGCATCAGCTGGCAACCTCGGTGGAGGTGCTGGCGACCAAGCAGGAGGCAATTGAGGAAAACGTGAACGAGATCAAGGCCGATGTGAAAAGCATCAAGGCGCTGCCGGGAAGCCGCTGGGAGGCGGTCGTGAAGGGCGTTATTACGGCGATTATCGCAGGGCTGATCGGCTTTGCGCTGGCAAGGCTGGGGATGGGAGGCTAATGGAGTTCTCGAAGAAGTGGCTGCTTGGAAGCGGAATTGCCTGTGTGGTGTTGGCGGTCCTGTGCGCATTCGGCCTGCCACTGGTGGAGATCACGCTTGCTGTTATCGCGGAGACGACGGCAAGCAGCGGATTTTACCTCTGGAAAGCAAAGAATGAGAACCGGAGCAAGTACGCACTCAAGTACATCAAGAGCCTGCCGGAGACTTACACGGCAGAGGAAAAGGCACGGTTTCTGGAAATCGTGCTGAAAGACTGAAAGGAGTACAAAAATGGATTACACAGAGATCATCAAGGCAATCATTGCGCTCATCACAGCGCTGGTGTCGGCATTTTTCATCCCGTGGCTGAAAGCGAAAATCGACGCAGAGACGCTGAAAAAGGTCTCTACATACGTCGATATCGCGGTTTCGGCAGCGGAGCAGATCTATACCGCAGTGGACGGAGACGCAAAGAAAGCCTATGTGCTGAAATATCTGGCAGACAAGGGCATTCAGTTTGATTCCGAAACCATCGACAACCTGATTGAAGCGTCGGTGCTGAAACTCCACCATGAGCTGTACGGAGGTGCGAGCAATGCCGGTAATTAAGGACGCACTCACGCCGATCAACCATCGAGCGGGCGGCTGCACGCCGAAATGGATCGTCGTCCACTACTTCGGTGCGCTCGGCTCTGCGGCCAGCGTGGCCGAGTGGTTCAAAAATCCGCAGGCCAGAGCCAGCGCGCACTACGCCGTGGACGAAAACGATATCATTTACCGGTGCGTAAAGGATACGGACGTGGCGTGGCACTGCGGAGACGGTACGCTGCATCCGGAGTGCCGGAACTGGAACTCCATCGGTGTGGAGCTGCGCCCGAAGAAGGTCAATCCGAAGCGCATGGGAGCCTACGACACCGACTGGTTCTTCGAGAAAAAGGTGCTCGATAATGCCGAGTGGCTGATCCACAAGCTCATGAAGGAGCACAACATTCCGGCGGATCACATCATCCGGCACTACGACGTGTCCGGGAAGTTCTGCCCGCGCCCGTTCGTCGGAACGGACATGAACACCTACTATCACACCACTGGCAACGAGCAGTGGAAAAAATTCTTGGAAAGGTTTGAGGACGAAGTGGTAGAAAAAAGCAAAATGATCGTGGATGGCAAGGAGGTCGCCGTCGAACGCATCCTGAAAAACGGCACGAACTATGTCAAGGTGCGCGATATCGCCGCCGCGCTGGGCCTGAAGGTATCCAATAAGGGCAATATTGCCGTGCTGGATAGCAAGTAAGGAGGGTATATGCTGCGGGGGCTGCCGAGTCTGAGCCGCAGCGATTGGGAGCATTTGATCGACGAATGGATTCTTTCGGAGCGATACCGGGGAATCCTGAAACGGAAGATTCTTGACGATTGGAGCCATGAGCGCATTGCCGAGCGCGAGGGCTTGAGCGTAAACGGCGTCAAGAAGATCATAGCGCGGTGCGTGAATGTACTGCGGGAGCATGCAAAGGAGCCGCCCGGATAGGGCGGCTCATGAATATTAAATTTTACTAAATGGGTTGACAATGAATTTTCGCTGTCATAATATATAAGCACAACGAAAGTAATGTTTGTTTACTACGTCCGTTGTGTCATTAACAGGCCCCCGGTATTAAGCACCCCATTCATACGGGGAATGCTGCAACCGGGGGCTTCATCATTTTTTAGGAGCTGACATATGAAAAAGACAGCAATTCTTGTAGATGGTGCGTTTTACAGAAAGCGGGCGTTTTACCTTCGGGGTGATAAAAGCCCGATTGACCGCGCAAACGAATTGTATGCCTACTGCATGGCACACATTCGCGATGAAGGAAAGGATAGTAACCACAGAGAAGAGCGTGAACTGTATCGTATCTTCTATTACGATTGCCCGCCGCTGAAAAAGACAGTCTATCATCCTGCGTTGAAGTGCGGGATCGACTTTGGAAAATCCGATACTTATCGTTGGGCAAATGCATTTTTTGAAGAATTGAAAAAGAAACGCAAGGTCGCACTCCGAATGGGCCGGCTGTCTGATGCAGGCGCGCACTTTGCACTTTCGGCGGATGCTACAAAGGCACTGTGCAGAAAGGAACGAAGCGTTGAGGATTTAACGGAATCAGATTTTACGATCTCCTTCAACCAGAAAGGCGTTGATATGCGCATCGGATTAGATATTGCGTCACTTGCGTATAAAAAACAAGTAGATCAGATAATTTTACTGGCAGGCGACAGCGACTTTGTGCCAGCAGCAAAACTGGCCAGACGAGAGGGAATTGACTTCATTCTTGATCCAATGGAGGCAACCATTCCCAAGGACTTGTTCGAGCACATTGACGGGCTTAAGTCGTGCTGGAAGAAGCGGGAACATAAGAAGATGATCGTGCCAATTGAAAAACAGGATTAAACTATCATATGTGAAGGCAGCCACTCCGTAAGGGGTGGCTGTTTTTATATTTTTTGTGCCCGAAAGGTGGCCGAAGAGTTGGTTTTTTGTTCTTCGTGGATGCCTCATAATGAGCATAGGAGCTGGCCAGCTTACTATTTTATCGGAGGTACTACTATGGAATACGCAAGCAAGGGACTCGCGGGAACTGCGCTGGGATTTGGCATCGGCGGCGCCGCGATGAGTCTGGCAAACGGCGGGCTCGGCAATCTGCTGGGCGGCATCGGACAGAACAACAAGCCGGCAGCCGCTGACGTCGTTGCAGCAGTTACGCCTGCCATGACGGTCGCCGCCATGCTCGCCGCGCGGCAGCAGGCGCCGACGTGCAGCGAGAACATGCCGGTCACGCGCTACGATCTCGACCGGGAGCAGAAGCTGGCCGCGAAGGACAGCGAGATCGCGCTGCTCAAGGCCAACACGTACAACGACGGCAAGATGCTGGAGGTGTACGGTTATATCGACAGGCAGCTCAAGGACGTCCGTGAGACGCTGTGCAAGCAGGCCGTCCACAACCAGCGCACCGAGGACAGTTTCACGCTGGTAAAGCAGGACGTCGAGTCCGTCCGCAAGGAAGCGCTTGATGCGATCAAGATGGAGGCCGAGCGCCGCTGCTGCGGTGACAACTCCATCGTCACCTACGTCAACGCGACCTTTTATCCCAAGCAGGTCGCCGACGTCACCACGGGCACCGCGACCACGGCGCAGACGCTCTACAACCCGATCCAGAAGTGCGGCGGGTGCTGCAACAGCTAAGGAAAAGGGGCGGCAATAGCCGCCCCATCCTTAAAGGAGGAAATCTGCAATGACAGTGACGATAGATCAGGCCATGCGCGGCGCGATGCGCTACGCAGACAATGAGGTCATCCCGCACCTGCCGGGCGGCAAGGGCATCGGGGCCGGCATCATGCTGGCCCTCATCATGGAGGGCAGCCGTGAGAAGATCCTCGCGCTGCGCGAGAATCCCGCGGTCAAAATGATGCAGATCTTTGACGACGCCGGAAACATCGACCTCGACAAGCTCTACAACGCGACCCGGCCGCGCTTTGAAAACAAGCTGACCGTATCCGTCCCGCTGCTGGGCGATATGCGGTTTGACCAGAATGACATCGATAAACTCTACCGGTATATCCAGGAGGCATGACACGATGAAAGAATATGTCGAAAAACTTTACACGAAGCTGCACGAGGCCATGGAGAAACCTGTGACGCTGGGCAGCGCGGAGGAAGTCGGCCTGTACGCAAAGACGATCCGCAGGCTGGAAAAGCTGGACTGCCGCGAAGACCAGCCGGAAGCGGCAGAGTTTGACCGAGAGACGGCCATGCAGTGGGCCGAGCGCATGCAGAATGCCGACGGCTCGACCGGCCCACACTGGACGATGGAGCAGACTTCCGCCGTCGCGGATGCGAGCGGAGCCGGGAACGATATTCCGCACTGGGTTTTCGGAGTGACGATGAACATGATGTATTCGGACTACTACGATGTGGCGCGGAAATTCGGAGTCAACGTGCCGGAGTTCTACGCGGAGCTGGCGCGGGCGTTCTTGATGGACAAGGACGGCCCCGGCCCGGAGGAAAAGCTTTGTGCGTATTACAGGTGCATTGTGAAGCAAAACCGTTAGCATTTTTCGTTAGCGTTTTGTGTTGAAAATTGCATCCTGAATGCGTCAGACAATGCGAGAATGCGTCAGATATTACAACACATAAAAACCCGGAAAGCATTGGTATGTAAAGAAAAACCCGCAATCTCAATGGATTGCGGGTTTTCTCTTTTTGGTGACCCGTACGGGAATCGAACCCAAGAAATGAAACGAAAAAGCGTTGTGGCGCAATGACTTTTTGAAAATTAAGCATTTTGATTAGCATTTTCTGCAAAAAAGGCGGCGATTTTATTTTGACTCTTGAGTCGGTCGGCCTGCGCGAGGTGTGTATAAATCTTGAGCATGGTATCGCTGTCGGCCCAGCCGCCAAGTTCCATTGTTTCCTGCGCAGACAAGCCAAGATGGTATGCCAGCGACGCGAAACTGTGACGCAGGCCGTGGACGCCGACCGCCGGGAGACCGTTGTTTTTGCAGATGGTATTGATGCGCCAATACAACGTTGTGGGATTGGCGTCGTAGATCAAGCCGGTGCGCCGTTCAGGAGGCACGGCTTCGATGGCTGCCGCAAGGGCTGGAATCATGATCGGGATAACGCGGCGGGAGCTGGCATTCTTATTTTCGGCCTTTTGCACCATTGCGCCGTCACGGTCGAGGACTGCCGCACCGTGGACGGTGATGGTGCCGCGTTTAAGGTCGATCTTGTCGTAGGTCATGGCGAGAATCTCGGAGCGCCGGAGGCCGTGCAGAGCCAAAAGCATAGGAATTTCAAAACGGTCGCCGTGAATGAGTCGGACGAATTCCGGAAGCTGCTCCGGCTCCAGCCAAAGCTTCTCCGCCTTGTGAGGCTGCGGCAGGCGGATGCGTGGGACGGAGATCTCTGCGCTGCGCAGGGCAGACGAAAGCAGGCCCCACGCATTTTTTACGGTTTTCGGAGAGACAGACTTTGCTTCGGCATCGATCACGGACTGCCAGTCGCGCACGCTCGACGGGGCCTTATCCATGACCGATGCGAATCGCGTCGAAGCAACGCTTAAGTAGCCTCGCACTGTCGATGGAGACGTACTGGCGGGCAGTGCGTCAATATAATCCTGTATAAGGTCGCGGACGGTCTTGTCCGTCTTGTATTTGATTTCGCGCTGGTCGGCGCGGTGCTGGGCCTTGATGAGCTGCGCCTGCTTGATGCAGTCGGAGCGGGTCAGGGCGGAGACGGGGATGCTCTCGCCGCCAAGGCGGAGCTGGATGAACCATGTGCCGGATTTCAGTTTGCGAGGCTCGGGGACTTTCATGGGGACACCTCCAAGGGATACAGAATACCGCTCCGGCAGTGCGCCGGGGCGGCTATTTTTTATGCACGGAACCAACCGAGGGTGGGACTCAGGATATCCACCACCAGAGCAAAAGCGCAAAGCGCGACGATGCTGAGCAGGATAAGCGTCACAAGCCGGTGCATACGCAGGGATTTCTGCAGATGCTCGCGCTGGATGCGGAGGCTTTTGTTTTCCAGCCGAAGCAGATCGGAAACGGATTCCGGAGCGGGCGGCGAGATGCCGAAGTATGCGTTCAAATCGATGCCGAGGGCATAGCAGATCGGGCCAACGGTGTAGACAGAGGCGCTTTTTGATTCGCCGCGCAGGTACTGAGAAACCGTATTCAGGGCGAGTCCGGCGCGATCGGCAATGGCCTGATTTGTGAGATGCAAAGCCTCCTTTGCTTCGCGGCAGAGCTGCCATAACATTTTTTCCAAGAAAATCACTCCAAAAACACATGATTGGGGCGGAGAAAACCATGGAAAGGGCTGGACACAACCATTGGTGAAAGCGTATGGTTGAGCTACAGGCGGCTCCCAATCGCTTGCAGAAACCAAGGCCCCGAGGCAGCGACGGCACGCTGCCTTGGGGCGGAGGCGACAGGCGGAATGGCAAGACCTCCTAAAAAACCAACTATACATAAAGACTTGCCGCGTGCAGCAAGTCGCCAACGGGAGACTGAATAAACATATTGTCAATTGCATCTACGGTAGCAACGTTGACTTTAGGGTTGAAATCATAAAACGGTATTTGTAGTGTCTCAAGGAAATGGGAGCGAAGAGCGTCATGCGTATCTATTATGATTTCACTGAACTTTTCACGATATGCGGCATCGTCCAGCGTTTCATTTTGAAGGGATTCGATTTTATCTGTTTTTTCAGTCAACATATATGTAACAAATTCACGATTGAAATTGTTACGGCGTAAAACGTCATTAAGCGTCTGAGACCTGTTTGCAGAGAATACAGAAATCGAATTAGACAAATGCTTTACAAACAAGGCGTCCATTGGGTCGGTAAGATCATATTGCTTTGGGCGTCCAACTGATAAAGATAAATCATAGTCAATAACGCCCATGCAATACCCGTAAGTGTATAGAGACAACAAAATAGAAACCCTGCGATTGAGGAAACCATCCTGTTTTAATGCGAATCTAAGAGCATTAATTTCATCATGCATTATGCAATGGTAGGCTTTGCGTGTATACTCCAAAACGCGTTTGTTTGAATTCATAACCAGATTCATTACTCCTTAGAAATGGAAATAAACCGATACACGAGAAGAAGCAACCTCGTGCGATTTTGCGTATTCCAAGAGTTCGGGCAAATCATATTCTTCGGCGAAGAGTGCCATGCAACGAATTGTGAACTCGCAGAAGTCGTTTGGATTATGGCAACAATGCCATAAAGGGTCGTTTGGTGGGGGCGTTTTGATACTAAGATAATATCTGCGCGCGGACTTTATATAATCGTGGAGATCATAGATAGAGAATTTGTACTGCCAGCCAAATTCCTGCATATCAAGTGCCACTAAAAATCCAAGCACGGCGGCATCGAATTTTGCGCTTTCAATTTTTTCGGTGCGCTTCGGCTCGAAATATAGTAAATCAGCAAACGCAAGAATGAATAAGGCAAGAGCGATCCAAGCGTCCAACACGAGCCCTCCAATCTGTGATACTTATAGCTTATGCCCAAATTACATTTGGTGCAAGATGGAAATATGAACGAAAAATGAACGGCGTTTTTGTTGAGAAAGGGAGGAAACGATGGAAAAGGCAAGAGAAAGACTGAAAAACATCCTTGAGCGGGCGACTGATGAGCAGGTCTGGCTGCTGCTGCGGCTGGCAGAAAAGATCCTTCGATAAGAAATCACCGGAAGCGGTCATGCGCTTCCGGTGATTTTTTTCGCGTACTCGTAGATGTTGTCCCAGAACTCAGGGGGCATTTCCATTGCCGCAGCGATGCAGCGCTTGCGGACAGATTCGTCGGCATCGGCCAGAACGTCGGCAAACATCAGGGCCAGGCGCTCGTTCTCACTGCGCTGGACGTACATCTCCCCTTCTCCGGTCTCCAGCCATGCAAGAGATACGTTGAACTCGCGGCAGATGTCTGCAATCGTGCGGTCGCTCGGCACCTTTGAGCCAGAACAAACAAAGGAAATGAACGACGGCGAAACATGGAGCCGATCCGCGAACTTGGTTTTTGTAACGCCCAGATCTTTAATGAGATGGGAAATGCGCTCGTTGATTGTATCCATGGGAACCACCACCTTTCTGGATACAAGGTAGCACAACAGAAATAGAATGTCAAGAAAAATGTGACTAAGTAAAAATTAACCTTGACAACGAGATATGAGCGTGCTATGCTATGACCAAGTCAAGATTAAATGTGATTCAGTTATATTTCGTTTCTTATCTAGGATAAGAAATGCCGATTGGAAGGGGGTGAAAGGCATGACACACATGGAGCAGGCGATGATGATCGCAAGCCTGATCGGGCACAACGAAGCCGTGAAGTGCGGATACAGGGTGCCGCAGATCGACGAGTGCAACGCGGCGCTCAAGCGCGGGCTGCTCTGCATGATCGAGGTCCACGGGCTTCAGTCGGAGCTGCTGGAAGCGATCGCGCATAGCGATCCGGCGGTGGACGGTATGTCAAAGCTTGGGGGGCTCATCCAGACGCACCGGGATTTGATCCCCGCGTATTACGGCGGGCACGCATGGCCGAGGTGCGCAGACCCGTATGCGGAAGCGCTGAAGGAAGCGATGCGCTGTATCTATCAGTGGGCGAACGGGGTCAGCCCGAAGAGGGGCTGAGAAGGGGTAACTGCGAATAGTGTTCCTTAAATTCAGCCTCCGCACGCAGACGGCACTGTTCCATGCAGGCAGAAGGGCAATTCTGCTCGCAGGCGTTGAACACATAGCCGAAGGGCTGAGGATGCTGCGTAAGGACAAAAAAGACGGTTTCTTTACGCTTGTATTTGTGGCAATAGACCGTTACGGTCTTGTCGATGGAGCCGGAATACTGCATTTCCAAATTCAGTTTATCAAGAATATCCATAAAAATCTCCTGCGCATCGCTTCCCGGATTCAGGATAGCAGGTGCGGCAGGAGGTGTCAAGGAAGAAGGTGAAGAGATGTCCGAGGAACAGAAGAAGAAGATCGACGGCGTGCTGCACGAGATGAAGCACATGAACCCGCAGCAGATCGAGGTCATGATCACATATATGCAGGGTATGGCAACGGCGGCAAAGCTGATGCAGGCGGAACGGAAGGAGGCGTGAGGACATGGAAGAACTGAAACGGGCGGTGCTTCGTGCGCTGCTGGAAGAGGTTGGGGTGCTTTTTGACGAGGACAGCGGTGCGGCTGAGTACGCGGAGGCGCGCGGCAATGCGGAACTCTGCATCAAGATTTTGCATGAAATCGGGATGCCAGAGCATGCGGAGCCGCCGGAGAAGAGCGTGGTCGCGTGGGGCATGAACAGCGTGGACGCCTTCGTGGTGAAGAGCTTCCACGCGGCGGGAGAGGATGCACAGTCGGAAATCCTTGATATCCTGAAAAACCGCGCGTTTGAGAAGAGAAAGTTTTAAGGGAGGCGTGAGCATATGCCGAAGATGCGAGTCGAGCGGACGACGGATTACCGCCTGCGGGCGATGATCCGGGGAGAAATGGCCGCGCAGGGCGTCACCATCGAAGTGGCGAGCCGGTACGCAGGATGCAGCGAAAAGACGCTCTACCGCGTTTTCGAGCAGCCGACCGCGTACTTTGACAAGGTGCTGCCGCTGATGCGGAAGCTGTCCGTGCCGATCGAAAGGGTGCGGGAGACGATCTGTTATCCATACTGAGGGAGGAAAGCGTATGAGCGACGTGGAGTTTATCACGGGAGTCAATCACCAGAGAGCGCGGGAACGCGAATGGAACAAGCGCAGAGCCGAGAGAGACGGCCTGCGGGAAAAGAGAGAGCGGGTACGCCGGACGGCGCTCTCCGCCTGCTGGCTGGCAGGGGCGTTTT